ATCTTAATCACAATTTATAACTTTTATGGGTTTCGCAGCAGTAGCGAAATTCACACACCAACATTAGAACATTGGAAGGCGTGCTGTATCGAAGCAGGATCATGGATGAAGTTCATGAAGTACAAACTTGCCGCATTTTTTAGCTTTCACCATTCTCAAAAGTTACCTGAGAAACCTTTTAATTTAGAGGATAATCCTGCAATATTAATAGGTGGTGAATTCTATAAATTTCAGCGAGCAGTACTCCATGGAGAACATCGTGATTCATTCCTTTATAGCATTTTACAAGCTAAAAAAGGCATGCCCCGACCTGGTGGAGAGTTATTAGCTAAATCAGCCCATGATACTCTCATTAAATTAACAACACCAGAACCCAATGATATTCCCAAGTTATTAGTCAACTTTATAGATGCAGAAGACATCCACCCGAAGGTAGATATAAGTCTTAGCAAATTTACAGTCGAAACGCATATAAGGCGAACTATAAGGGAACTATTTCAGAAAGAAACTTTTAAGTTTCAGGATAGAATCAAACCATTCTTCCCAAGTACAAGTGCCAACTATATAAATAATAGGCAAAGTGCTGGAGCTATTGGTACAATTTATGATCATCCTAACCTAATTCAAGACCTTAGAAGGCCAGGAGGTTTCTTAGAAGAAACAGTAGAAAATCGTGAAGAAGAAATTGAAAAAGAAGAATTTAAAGTTTATAATTTTAATAGTACGAAACTTGAAATGAAGTTCGGAGAACTATGGGGAAGAATCCTATTAGAAGCTGAACAAGAAGAACCGGCAGTAAAGCTAGTTCCTCTTGCGGAAGCTCTCAAAGTAAGAGTTATATCTAAAGGACCTCCTTTCACTTATACAGTCTTACGTAGCTTATGGAAAAAGCTGCATACCGTACTAAGAAATCATAAAACATTCCAACTAATTGGTCAACCAGACTCAGAAGAAATTATCCTAAATACAATGGGAAAATCGCTTCCAGAGGGACATATATTCCTCTCAGGTGATTATGCAGATGCAACAAACAATCTGAGATCTTTTGGTTCAATTATTGCGGCAGAAGAAATAAGTAATGTGTTAGACTTACTTCCTATTGAACGTGAACTATTTAAAAGAGCCCTTACAGGCCATGTTTTAACATTTAATGTAAAAGAACTTAATCAAATACAAAAAACAAATCAAAACACTTACAATTATATAATATCACATCCAGAGGCTACTATGAATCCAAAAAATAAAGAAATATCTATTCCTCAACGTAGAGGTCAACTAATGGGTTCTATAATGTCATTTCCAATCCTATGTATCATCAATGCAGCAATGTCAAGATGGGCATTAGAACTTGCAGAAAACAAGCCTCTAACACTAAATCAATCAAAGCTACTAATTAATGGCGATGATATCGCACTAGTAGGACCGGAAAGAGTCTATCATTACTGGCAACAAATTACAAAATTTGTTGGTCTCGAGGAGTCAATAGGGAAAACTTTTGTTTCAAAAAAGTTCGTCAATATTAATTCCAGAAACTACCAGTATGCCTCCGATGAGAAAGGTCCAATCTTCCATAAGATTAAGGACAGCATTTCAGGAAAGGAGAGAGACTCACCATATACTTTAACAACATTTATCAACATGGGCCTAGCTCTTGGGATTAAAAGAAGCCAGGGTCTTACAGGTCTCGGCGACCAAGACGACCCAGCAGAAAATATTGGTACACGGGCAAGAACACTTAAGAAGGAAACACCACCAATATTTTGGCAAGTAGTGTATAAATTCTTCTTAGACAAACATAAACACATTTTAGACAAAGTTCGAGTACCTTGGTACATACCTGAATGGCTAGGTGGTATGGGACTCCCAATTGATGATGAACATAAACCGTCAGAAATTGACCTACGATTAGCTCATCTAATCCTCTTCAATTGGAAGAAACATAGACCACTAGCACTGAGCCATAAAATAAATTGGCAGACTAGGACAGTTGCTACTGCACACCTACCGGAACCGATTTGGAGTCAGGATAAAGAGAGTGTCTTCTGTGAAAATTATAACAGAATTGTCGGCTTAAAATGTATTGATCTTTTATTTGATCAAAACATTAAGCTAGACACTATCTTTTCTGAAACCGAACGGCCAAAAGCTTCGAAAATATTTAAACATAATTCAAAGTTCTGGTCTCCAGTAGGAAAGCAACTCCCTAGCCCTTTGACTCTTCAGGAAATAGAGTACAAGGCGCTTTACCCAGGATTTAATATAAGAATTAAAGGAATTAATCAATTAACATATTCCTTTCCTCAGGGTAAACATCCAAATGTGATTGCAAATACTATCGCTATTGGACCTATTATTGGACTAGATTAACAAATAAGACGAAACGTCATTAACTGTCAATCCACAAATAGGTG